CTGATGACTTATTACAAGACCTATCAATTTCCTTATTAGAGAAACCAATACAATATCAAATGGATTTATTAGATAAAAATAAAGTAGACCATTGGTTTGTATCATCAGCTTCAATTCAATTCAAATCATCAACATCGCCATACTATTACAAGTACCGAAAGTTTTTGGATAATACAACTGAAATCCAAGATTGGAATACCCAAATTGATGATGAAGAAGAGATAAACAAAATAGAATTGATTAGAGAGTTTATCAAGGAAGAGCTGAAGACATATAATGTGTATACGAAGATACTAACTACTGAACACCTAATTGGTGGTAAATCATATTCAGAAATTAGTAGAGAGTATGGGTTGAACCGAAAGTATGTTAGCGATACCATAACTCCGGTGAAAAATGAAATAATTGAAAAAGTCAAAAAGCAATGGAACTATTATCTTTCGTAGGATTAGTCAGCATCGTATTCGCTGGAGGATTGGGTCTGAATTGGATTTACAATAATGTAAAGTTCAAGAACCCAATCAAATCATATATTCGTAAAGAAGTCCTAAATTATCTAAAAGAGTTACAAGATGAGTCTACTATGTAAGGTTTGTCATCAAGACAAACAATGGGCTGACTATTATGTCACAGGTCCTAGCGCAATGAATGTTTGCAAGAAATGTTTGGATAAAATCCTTGACAACTATAAAGAGGAACACAATGATTGAAGTTCTTGGACTTGCGGTATTAGTGAATATGTTTGTACATTGGTTTCAACCAATCCAATGGGTCAAACAAAAGATTTGGTGGCATAAACTACCTGATATGTTCTCGTTCGTAAATTGCACAAAGTGTATGGGCTTTTGGGTCTCGCTAGCAATTTTACAGAATCTCTATCTGGCAGCAGCCACCGCCCTTATTGCTTACTTGATTGATAACCTAATCTATAAAATTGAAAATGGCAAAGATTGAACCAAAATTAGATGAGTTTGAATTCAACAAACTCGTAAACCAATGGGTTGAGGAAAAGAAGAAATCTCCTCAGCGCATCAATAGACATCTGACCTATAAGTTGTATAATCAGTTGTTCAATGGACAACAACGTGATGTAAACGCGTGTACTTGTATGGACAGGGATACTGACTTGAAAGTAACAAGGAATTTAGAAAAGTATTTGAAATTGACTGAACCTCTACCAATTCAATCAAACGTAAAGATTGACTTTTCATCTATGACTAAAAATGAGGATGAATTGTTTATTTTTGATGAAGAGGTTCAGAAACCTAAAAAAACTACGAGAAAAACTACGAAAAAAGCTACACAAAGTGAAACTAACGGAGAAACAACTAATCCATAATTCAGGTCAAGACCTATGGGACTATTTCTTCAATAATGTTCCTTTGAAGTATGTGGGTGATGTTGGTGGGGAAGAAGATATGTCTGAAGACCCAAAATGGTATACCGAAGGTATGGCTTGGTTTGAGTCTCAATTACTTGAAGGAGAGAAATGGGACCATTATCTATCAGACAAGTTTGTGTATACCATCTACGGAAGACTCGCAAATATAAAGAATAAACAATGGAGACGGACTCAAATGCAAGGAGCCCACATCACAACCACAGTTGATAAAGGTGGTATATCAGTTTCAAGGTTGGTATACAATAGATGGGGTGTAAAGATAGACTATCATACATTACCAAGTGTAATCAAGGATACTATCAACGCGGAATCTTATTTGAGTAAGTTAGAAAAAAAGAGAGAGAAAAATGGGAAGGAAGCCGGGTAGCACCGATGATAAGAAAGAAGCAATCCTTGCGGAATGTATTATGTTGATTGCTGAGAAGAACATCACCCACGGCGATTGGATTAGGTATACTGCTGACAAATACCAATTCGGTCAGAGATGGGCTGAGAAACTATGGTCTGAAGCTTGGAGTAGAATCAAAGAAAAGTATTCTGCGAAAGCTGATGAGAACCTAACTCAAGCACTCCTGCGTATTGATTCCTTGTATGCGGATGCAAGAGCGAGAGATGCTGATTGGAACACATTGTCAAATATCCTCAAGGAGCGTCACAGACTGCTGGGCTTGGGTAAGGAGAATGTTGAGGTCAAGTCAGAGGTGTCTTTGAAATTTGATTTTGATACGGATACTAATTGAAAGTAACCTTTGACTAATTATGGTGACTAAAAATTGTATCCAAAATGTTCAGGAAGGATATGTATACTTGTATACAGTGAGTGTAACGTAGTGAAACGAACTTTTGGTTCAAGCATAAACCAAACAAGTAGTAAAGCTTACAAGGCTTACAAGCCCAGGGCTTATAGAAACATTTGGATAATTCAAAATTATTTCGTATATTTGTTTCACTAAATAAAAAACTATGTTACTATTTTACAAATATCAAGTTATTGAAGATGGATGTCTAATCAATAACGATACAGGTGAAATCCTCTGGCCAAGACAAAAACAAGGTAAAGTCCCATTTCATATTGTAAGAGATGAAAACGGAAGGAATCATTATTTTGATGTTCCGTATTTGCTAGAGAAACTAAAAGATGATAAAAGGTTACAAACCCTACAAAGAGCAGAAAGAGGTTATTGATGGTGTACTGGCTTCAGAGTCATTATATCATACCGTAGTTTGTGGTAGGCAAGTTGGTAAGACAATTACCCTTATCAACTTACTACTTTATTATGCAATCAATAACCCAAAATCAAAGGTTCTTTGGGTCAGCCCGGTTTATAGTCAAATCAACAAAGTGATGGGTCAGATTATGGATGCTTTGGCTCCGACCCAAATAATGGCTTCTGCAAATAGAAGTGATTATGAAATCAAATTAGTAAATGGTTCAAAGATATGGTTTAGGTCAGCTGAAAGAGCAGATTCTATTCGTGGTTTGAGTATCAATTACTTATTAGTGGATGAATGTCAAGATATCAAAACATCAGATTGGCAGACATCAATTCTACCAACAATTACAGCAGCAGGTAAAAAGGTAATCATTGCAGGAACTCCCAAGAAAAAGAATTTCTTTTATGATTACTTTATGATGGGTAAATCAAACGATTACTCTAACTATAAAGCATACACATTCCCATCTTCAGCATCTCCTTATGTAAGTAAAGATTTCTTGGAAGAGCAGAGAAAGTCATTGCCTGAAAATGTCTATAAACAAGAGTTTGAAGGGGTTTTCCAAGACCAAGATGGACAAGTGTTCAGAGGATTGAAAAGTGTCCTTACAAACGATTCCTGGCCCCAAAAATCACCCAACTCTAATATCTATGGAGGACTTGATATTGGTAATCGTGAAGACTATTCAGTTCTCACAATCATAGATGAGTTGGGTAGGGTTTTGTTTATCTGGCGTGAACGACATATGGAATACTCACGGATTGTGGATAAGGTTGTTGAGATTTGTAAACATTACAATGTCAGAGAATTGTTAGTAGAAACGAACGGACCTGGCGATGTGATGTTTGAACAAATCAAGAAAGCATATTCACGTTCAAGTCCCCTTTTCCAAACAAATCAGACTAAAGAGAATATAATCAGAAGGCTGATGGCTGATATTGAAGATATGAATCTTGAATTACCCTCATTGAGTTTATTTCCACCGCTCGGTGATGAATTGGAGATTTTTGAATATGAAGTTCTGCCAAGTGGTAAGATACGATATGGACACCCATCAGGGTTTCACGATGATTGTGTTTTATCACTTGCAATTGCAAACTCTTGCAGAACAAATCCAAAACGAGGTGGTGGTCTAAAAATTGGTTCAATACGATGAAGAAACAAAGAACAAGAAAAGAAGATATGATTATCGTTGGTAAACCCAACGGATTCAAAGTAGTAAATAATGACATCAACTCAGCGCTAAAGCTTTGGAAGAAGTATGTAAAAGATGCTGGTAAAGTTGATATCCTAAAATCAAAGAAGGAATATGTAAAACCTTCGGTGGTGAATAGAAAAAAACAAACTGATGCTGAATACTCACAATGGTTAGAAAAGAAAAGATATGACCGAGAACACTAATATATCATATGTAAAAAGAGAAGAACCAACCATTATCAACGAAGATATGTTGAATGAAATGGCGTCTCATCCTCTTTTCCAACCCCTTGTTGATATGATTGAAGAAGCAGTCAACAAAGATTACGAAGGAGGTATTGTAATCCAAAATTGTTTCCCGCAAGAATGGTCTAATGTTCAAGTTGGATTTATGATTTACTCTATTGAGAAATCTTATCCACAAGTCCAATCAGCAGAGTTCTACGGAGACAATGGTATGTATATCTACATAAAGAATAAAAAGTCACCACTCGTAACTGATTTTGGACTTCCTATTCTAAAAAAGGTATAGTTATATGTGTCTGATTTACCCATAGGTCAGATACCTTATCTTTTGATTTTCCCCCCTTGACGCAGGTCCTTCACGACTCAAAACACCTGCTGATTGGGGGGATTTCTTTTTGGTTGAAATTGTGGATAACTTGATTGAAAATAATTGACCAAAGATTTGGCGATTGATATAATGTTTCGTACATTAGTAGAGTAATAAGAAACAAAGATAAATAAAAAATGAAAGAAACACTAAACACTAAACAACAACAAGCCCTTCTTATGGGTAAGATTCGCCGTGACCAACTCATAAAAGCGGCTCAGAAGTTTGCTCATAACTCTCTTGAGCAAGATTATCCTCACTCGTACATATATTCTTTGGGTGGATTGGGTAAAACTTGGAACGTAACCAAGGCTTTAGATAAACTTGGTCTTCCATATGTAGTAGTAAGTGGTAAGGCTTCTGATTTTGGATTCGCATTGATGTTGGCTGTCACTTATCATATGAAACCAAAGGGTACTCCGATGCGTATTGTAGTTGACGACTGTGATGCTATCTTGTCTAACTCCTTTATCAACACCCTAAAAAATATGCTTGAGGGTCAAAAAAAGTTGGTGTGGAACCAGTTTATCCCACCACACTTGTTGGATACGCCAGAGAAGCAAGAAGCAGTTGACGCTTTACGAACGCCTGTTGGATTTGAGGTTCCGTGTGATGAGTTTATTTTCTTGTTCACTTCTAACTACCGACTACCTAACTCTAATGAAGCTCTCGCAGCAGAAGCTAAAGGACCGAGCAACAGCGCTCAGAAGATTATCAACTTGAATGCTATCCGAACTCGTGTGAAGGCTAAGGACATTATCTTTGAGAACGATATGGAGTGGTGGGGTTGGATTGCAGACGCAGTTCTAAACGATGGTTCAGTTGACCACATTATCAGTAAGGACCAACAAGTTGAACTTCTTCGTTGGATGTGGAACAACTGGCAACACTTGAGTGGTCGTTGTCTTCGTACGGTGAACCAACTTGCAGATGTTATGAAGTGGGATTCGGAAGATTATGAAGATGAGTGGAACCAAGATTACATTGACCACATCAGTATCAAAAACAAGATTGGAAATGGGTCACTATAAAACACAAGATTGGTGGAAGGACTTGAGTAAAGCACTTGAGTCCTTTACCGAAGAAGAGCTAAAAAAGATAGATAATCAAAAAGTAAAAGCGTATCACAACGCTAAAGTTCTTGGTTCATACAACTCTATGTCAGGAGTATTATCAGAACGTGCCTCAAAAGGTGGTAAAGTTCGTAACGTAGGTAAAGATAAACATCATCAGTCTAAAGCAGGTAAAGAACGTGCAAAGAATGGCGGAAAAGAACAACTTGCTGGCGTTAGAACAAAAAAAAGTCAGTCAGATGGTGGTAAAAAAACAGGTGCTAAAAACGTAGAGACTGGTCATTGGACAAAGTGTCAAGAGAAAGCATTAGAGATTGTAACACAGAAAGTAAAGTGTCCTCATTGTGGACTGACCAGCAACTACAACATTATGAAAGGTAAACACTTTGATAAGTGTAAGTGGTTGAAGATTGATAAGAACAAGATTATACAACTTGGGTTGAGTGGTATAAAGTATGGTCAGATTGCTAATCAACTTGATATCAAACAATGGTTAGTAAAGAAAGTTATGATGGAGTATAAATCGCAAAATAGCTGAAATTACGCGTTGACTCAACCAAAGCTATCGTTCAAGTAATACGGAGCCAGGCGGGGACTACAAACTGATATAATAATTTGGATATATCAAAAAAATGTTGTATATTTGTATTATTGATTTTTGATTGCTATGTGGGTTGGGGTGTTTTATTTGTTTTTACCCTAACCCACCTCTGGCGCCTAAAAGGAGAACTATGAAAGAGGTAGAAGGATTTGAAAATTATTCAGTAACAAGATTAGGACAGGTTTGGTCTAATAATGTAAAGAGGTGGTTGAAGCCCGGACTTTCGGGCAAAGGATATCCTCAAGTGATATTGTATAAAGATAGTAAAGGCTACGCAAAATTCGTTCATAGATTAGTTGGGTTTGCGTATGTAGAAAACCCTGACAATAAACCAGACATCAACCATAAGGATGGAAACCGAGAAAATAACCACTACACTAATCTTGAGTGGGTTACGAAATCAGAAAATACCCAACACGCTTACGATAATGGTTTGATGAAAAGAGGTGAAGAACACAATATGGCTAAACTAACCCAAGTTCAAGTAGACTATATCAGACAACAATACGCAACAGGCAAGTACACTTACGAAAGACTATCAAAAGTATTCAATGTATCCATCCCACAAATCGGTCAGATAGTTACACGAAAGAAGTGGGCTAAATAAGAAATCAACATTTACTTTCTAACATATAAAGAAAAAGGTAGGGGTCACGCCTTTATTACTTTCAGCGTATCCATTCTTATGATATAATCCTCCACCCCTACCATTATACCGATTTCTCAAGTAATCGGTTTAGAGCCCCCAAAGCAATCTGCCGCTGAGGGGGTTCTTCTTTTATACAATCAGTATTTAGGATAAAAAATATAATTTAGTATGAAAAAGATACAAGTTCAATTGCCCGATTACTTCTCAATCAAGCACTACAAGTCCCTTGGTTCATTTGAACACTTGGATGAGCTTGAGAGAGTTGTCTATACTATTGTTGCAACTACCGAACATTCGGCTGAAGAAGTGATGAGATGGAATCTAACCGATATGTTAGCCGTTTACAAGGGAGTCTCACAATTACTAAACGAAATTACAAATGAGTTCTACCCTGTGTTTGAATTCAAGGGTGTAGTATATGGGTTTCAGCCCTTATCCAAAATGTCAGTAGCAGAGTGGATTGATTTAGATTCAAGACTAAAAGACCCCATAAATAATTTAGAAGAGCTGATGGCGATTCTATACCGACCCATTACTGAATCTAATTTTGATTCATTCTCTTGGAAGGTAAAGAACTACATCAAAACCTTGATGGGTTCATCAGAGTCTCTATTCAAGTTGTATTCAGTTGAAGAGTACGATGTAGAGAAAAGAGATTGGAGAGCAGAGGTATTCAAAGACCTACCAATCAGCTATACATTTGGGGCGCTCACTTTTTTTTTGGGGTTCGGAATGATGTTACAAAAAGATTTAGTTCTCTCTTCCCCGGAGTTGACAAAGGAGCAGAAGAAGGAGATGAGTCAGATGATAGAACTGGCCCTTCAATCGCTCAACATTTCGGATGGTTATACATCTTACGAGGAATTAGTTCACAAGTCCTCCACATCACCGGAAAGAAATCAATCCTTGATGTAAACATTATATTCTTATTGAATTGGATGGCGATGGAAAAGGATATTCAGAACGAACAAGAAAGACAACAGCGAATGGCTGAGATGACACAAAGGACACGATTATGAAAACATTCAAAGAAATAGTAGAGAAGTTTGAAGCCGCAGCAAACTATCATATCTACATTCAGTCATTTGGCTTTGGTAATGTAGACAAGCTGAACGACACCATCAACCAACCCTACCCCTTGATGTGGTTGAGACCGCTTTCATCACAAGGGGTTTCTCCTTACGGACAACGAACCCTTACGTTTGAGGTGTTTATGTTGGAAATCCCAAAGGGTGATGACTCCAATTACATTCAGGCGTATTCAGACACCGAACGTGCTTTATACGATGTTTATACGTTCTTTAGAGATGGTGCTCAGCAACAAACCTATGAGATTGCGATGTTGAACATCACCCCAGTTAGTGAAGCGTTCCAAGACCGAGCAATTGGTTGGGTTTCACAAATGCAAGTTATTACTGATACTTCAGGTCTTTCTATCTGCTATATCCCAACTAATCAATGAGCGTAATTGTAAGAGAAGACCTAAACGAGTTTATCACGGTGTATACACAACGTGGTGATGATGTATTGGATTTAGATGATATGAAAAGAATATCACGCCAGATAGATTACGAGATGGATGGTCAAGATTGGGATTACGATTTAGATGAAGATTGTAAATTACTGATAGTATACAAAGGTATTTGATGGCGAATGAAGATTTCCAAAACATTCAAGAGGTATTAGACGCAGCTGGAAAGTTGATGGCTGACGCTATGCGTGATGGTGCTTTGGCTAAAGATTTATTCGCTACCGGTGAATTGGCTAGGTCAATTACCTATCAACCTACCCCACAACAAGAGGGTGTGTTTGGATTCCAAATAGTTATGGAAGACTATGGTCTCTATCAAGATGCGGGTTTCTTCAGACCTGCTGGTAGGAAACCACCTGTTCAACCTATCATTGATTGGTTGCAGAGAAAACTAATTACACCGCCAGAGGGTATGTCTACTCGTTCCTTTGCGTTTCTAATTCAAGCAAAGATTGGTCGTGAGGGAGCATTGATAAAGGCTAGACCATTTATCCAACCTGCGATTGATGGTGTAGTAAATAATTTCTTGATTCCTAAATTAGAGGAAGCTGGAGTAAAAGATATTGAGAACTCAATCGTAGTAGCGGTTAGTAAGAATTCTAAAATCAAGGTGAAATAAAATGAGTATCACTTTACATCAACAACCAACAACTCCTAACGCAGCGTTTGCTGATTTGATTTGGGTAGCTAGTTCTACCAATCAGAATCAACCACAATTTCAGTTTGTGGCTACAATCGCACTAACGGGCTCTACTGATGTGGTGACCCTAAAGCAGCAACCAAACCCTAATGGTTATGGCGTGTTCAATATGGGTTCTATTGCGTCAACTCTGATTGATTATGATAATTTATGGAAGACACAAAAGTTTAGTACTGCGTCATTGACCGGTAAAACTCTTGTGACTACCTTTGGTGAAGAATACGGAACATCTACATCTTCATCGGTTTCTACTTACAATACCATCACGGGTTCTAAAATATACATCATCCCAGCAGTAGTTCAGCCAGACGCAGGATATTGGAACTTCCCATCATCTTCATATTACGATGCTGTATTTGCAAGTGATGGTGGAACAACTTACTCATATCAAAATACCTTATCAAATGCGCCTGTGACCAAGAGTGTAAGAGATGGTGAATACGAAACTATTTCTTTTATCAATGGTAATTTTGAAAATACACCAACCGCATCGGTTTATGCTCAAGACATATTTGAAGTTCAGTTCAAGGTTTATGACTCAAACAACACATTAGTTCAAACGCAGTCATTCTACAATTCAGTATCAAATGGTGGTGGTCCAAGAATCACTCCAACAAGTGAATTGTGGGTGAACGTTTACAATCAACAAACTGATAAAACTAAATTACTAACCATCGGAGTAGGTCCTCAAAACATTGATGATTGGACTACGGCTTTGACCTCATCTTGGTCTTACTATACTGTAAAAGTTTTAGGACAAAGTGATGATGCATTAGAAAATGAATCAGGTGTATTTGCGTTCCGTAGATATGAAAAGCAGACGCCTGAATGTGGGTACACCGGTACTCGTTTTGCGTTCATCAACGAACTTGGAACTTGGGATTACTACACATTCCCATTCGCAGACACCATCAATGATTCAATGACTCGTTCAGAATACACCCAAACCTTTGTTGATTACTCAACTACCTTTGGCGGTGTTACTTATAACGCAAGTCGTAGAGGAGCAAAGGTGTATAACCAAGACTATCAACAAGATAGAGTGGCTGAGTCAGGTTTCTTGACGCAAGAAGAAGCAGATTGGTTGAGACAATTGGTAGAGTCACCTGAAGTGTTTATTCAGTCAGGAACCACATTCTTGCCTGTGGTGATTACCAATACATCATTCAATTACAAGACCAATCCAAGAACACAAAAATTATATCGTCTCACTTTGACCTATAAGATGGCTAACCAAAAGAGAAGCAGATAAGATATGGCAAATGATTTAGTATTGAGAGTTACAACTGGCATAGCATCAGATGGTGCTGTTGCTAGTGGTGGAGAAATCACATATGATGGTCAATATGTAATTCATACATTTACATCATCAGCTAATTTTATTGTAGAAAAAACTACACCAAATACACAATTCCAAGTTTTATTGGTTGGTGCTGGTGGTAATGGTGGTGACGCGGTAGGAACCGATTCCGCAGGTGGAGGCGGTGGTGGTGGTGAAGTATTAGAAA